AAAAGTATCAAAGCGACCTAGAAGACTTGCAAGAAAAGTACGATGCTGCTGTCGAGATGTTGATTGAAGAGCGTGTAAAAGAAAAGAATGATTATGTTGAAAAGTTTGACACAGATCAAAACGCGCTTGTTGGCAAGATAGAAGAAATTTATGGGTTCAACTATGTTCCTTAGTATGTTATTATTATCTAAATCATTAGCCGCCCCTCCTGGGCAGTTTTCTGTTCTTACGCAAGACCAACCAGCACCATTTGATGGTGTTTTGTTTGATCCTGTTGCAACAGCAGAGATTATGGTTACAAGAGAGTTTGCGGCTCGTGAATGTAACTTACAGATAGAAAGAGCGATTGAAGAGACAGAAATAAAACTTACACTTGAATTAGACAATTTAAGTATTCGTTATCAGTCTTTACAAAGCGAGTATGATTTGATGATTGAAACAAAAGACAGACAAATCCAATCTTTACAAGACATTATTGATAACGCACCACCACAGCGACGTTGGCTCTGGACTACTCTTGGTGTTGTTTCTGGTGTCGGCACAACTTATTTAGCATACAGAGCGTTTGATGAAAGTTAAAGATCCTGATCAGATGGCTGCGATAGAAAAGGCTATCTCAAAGAAGTATGGTGACGAGGCAATCAAGAACCCAAGAGCAGATTGGGATGAAGCCGCAGAGAAAGAATACTTGGAACAAATGAAGAAACTTTACGAGAAAGTAAAGACCCAAGAAGAGTATTCAGAAAAAGTTGATGTAAATGGCATAAAGATCTCAAAAAAACTACTTAATAGAGAATCGCTAAAATCTTGTCCTGTCTGCGGTGTCTTTCCAAAGAAATCCATGGACGATGTTTGCCTTACAAAATTTGATTGTTGTTATAAATGCTACATTCAATACGTGGAAGGCAGAGAGGAGCGATGGCTAACAGGATGGAGACCAAATAATGAAAATTTCAACAGCACAACTTAAGCAGATTATTAAAGAAGAGATCCAGGCTCTTACCGAAATGGATGAGATGATGGCTTTTGATTATCTTGAAAAAGAGTTCGGTGATAAAGCCGACTTGGTTATGGATCTTGTATACGCTGCCGCAGAAGAGTTTGAAGGACGCCCTTCTGAGGAGGATCTAATCGATCTTTTCAAAGAGATGGGTTACGGTAAAGATGATGAAGAGCCAATGGACGAGGCTTTAGATCCAGATGCTAGCGCTTCCTATGAGGCTGCTATGGACCAACTTGATTTGGTTATGAAGGGAATGTCTGTTGATCAAGTCTTAAACGTTGTGAAGGATTATCTTGAAGTTGGCGATTTAGAGATGATTATCAGAAAGATGCCGTCAGCAGAAGCAGAAGAGATCTTTGATACTTTACGCAAGATGTCTAAATAAGGAACACCAAAATGAACATCACAAGAGAAAAACTTAAAAGAATCATCAAAGAAGAGATTGAGGCTCTTTCAGAACAAACTGCTAGCCCAGTTGATTTATTTACCAATTATATTGAGTTTGATGATGATCTTGGAACTGATTTTGAAGAATTTGAAAGAAGCATGGAACAAAAGCCTTATGTGAAGGATTTGGTCGGACTTGCAATTCGCATGAACCCTAGAATGCAAAAATTGTCCCCTGAACAGCAAAAAGATTTTAACACCGTTATAGGGCTTATTAAGAAATATCTTAAATATGAAGTTGTATAAATAAACAGGAAATACTAAAATGGCAACAATTTATGAAATAGTCCAGGGTCTATCCCAAGCAGCAGCCAACGGCTACGATGGTGCTTTGGATGAGAACGGCGAACCAGTAAAGATTGGCTTGAAGCGTGAGGACGGCGATCCTATCCTTGATCAGCGTGTTATGGACGGCTTTGGTGTTAAGTTTGCTGGAAACATGATGTGTCTTACTTATCAGTCTGATGTTCAGTTGAAAGAAGTTTATGCTTCTGGCTTTGAGTCTGATACAGAGCAGCGTATGATGGACATTTCTAAATGGCTTAAGGGTGAATACAAGCGTATCACAGGAAACACAGTCACTCTTACAAAAGAGGGCGAGATTGATGTTATGGTTCAGAACTCTTCTCGTGTTCGTTCTTTTGTAAATGCTAAACTTAACTTTAGAGTTGGCGGACTTGATGAAGAGATGAACAACGAGACTGGCTCCAAGCCACAGGCAGAAGATAGGTGGCGTGACTTTGTTAGTCAGGGTGGCTGGACTGGTGACGGCGGCAAGCGACCAGAAAACGATACACGCAAGAAGGAATCTTGAAATGAAAATGTTAATGGAAAACTGGAATACTTTTGTTTCCGAGTCTAAAGAGGATCACATCAAAGGCATCGAGGCAAAACTTGAAAGATTAAGTGACGCTATTGATGATGCTACGAGAGGCATGGAGAACATGGAGCGTGGTGTTGGTTATTCCTCTACCCCTGACGAGGACATGATGGATATCAGAAGCACAAACCAGTATTTTGCTAAGCAAGTTGAGGTAATGAATCTTGAAGATAAGATCGATTTACTTAAAAAGCAATTAGAACAATTAAAGCAAGATGTCCCAGGACAATTAGAGAAGCCGTCGTAACCAATAGAAATGAATGGCGTTCAAGTTAGACAAAAAGAAAAGAGTTCAAGAAATACTTAAATGTGGTAAAGACCCCGTTTATTTTTTGAAGACTTACGCCAGAATTTCACATCCTTTACACGGGCTAATCCTTTTTAATACATATCCCTTTCAGGATGTTCTACTAAAAGACTTTAATGATTATCGCTTTAATGTCATCCTGAAAGCAAGACAGTTGGGAATCTCAACAATCACAGCCGGATACATTGTCTGGCTTATGTTGTTTCATAGAGATAAAGCTGTCCTTGTTATGGCTACAAAGTTTGCGACAGCAGGAAACTTAGTAAACAAGGTCAAGAAGATTATGAAGAATCTTCCTGATTGGATTCGCATCGCAAACATCAATATTGATAACCGCACATCCTTTGAGTTATCTAATGGCTCCTCCATCAAGGCTGCCTCTACTTCTGGAGATGCTGGTCGTTCAGAGGCTTTGTCTTTGTTGGTTCTTGACGAGGCAGCGCATATCGAAGGACTAGAAGATCTATGGACTGGTTTGTATCCTACTCTTTCTACTGGTGGTCGCTGTATTGCTTTATCTACTCCTAATGGTGTTGGTAACTGGTTTCATAAAACTTGCACCGATGCAGAAGCCAAGGCAAACAATTTTAATCTAACAGTTTTGCCATGGGATGTTCATCCCGATAGAGACCAAGAGTGGTTCCGCAAAGAAACTAAAAACATGTCCCGCAGACAAATCGCACAGGAGTTAGAATGTAACTTCAATACTTCTGGTGATACTGTTATTGATTCAGAGGACATGGAGTGGTTACTCACAAATGTTTGCGAACCAAAATACCGAACAGGCTTTGATAGAAACATTTGGATGTGGCAAGAGTTTGATCCATCTTGTAATTATTTGATGGTAGCAGATGTTGCTCGCGGTGATGGTGAAGACTATTCCACTTTTCACATACTAAAACTAGAAACTCTTGAAATTATTGCAGAATACCAAGGTAAGCCTACACCAGACATGTTTGCACAAATGCTAAATCAAGTTGGTCGAGAGTTTGGAAACTGTATGTTGGTTGTAGAAAATAATAATATTGGCTACACAGTTCTGGATAAACTGATAGAATATAACTATCCTAATTTGTATTATTCAATTAAATCGACACACGAGTACATTGAACAGCATCAAGCCGAAGTTCATAACTCTGCTGTACCGGGCTTCTCTACTAGCATGAAGACAAGACCACTTATCATTGCTAAATTAGAGGAGTTTATAAGAAATAAACTAATTAAGATATATTCTACCCGTGTAGTTAGTGAGTTCAAAACATTTATTTGGAGCCATGGTAAACCACAAGCCATGAAAGGCTATCATGATGATTTAATCATGGCTCTTGCTATTTGTTGTTGGGTTCGCGATACTGCACTTCAAGCAAATGCAAGAGAACTAAATTACCAAATGGCTTTTTCAAATGCAATCATAACTTCAAAGACTACTATGAATACGCAGATTAAAGGACAGCATGGTTATAGAAAAGATAGTATTATGCAGCAAAAAACAGAAGCACAAAGAACATATGAAGAATTTGGTTGGATTATAAAGTGAGAAACTAAATGGCAAAAAGAAATTCTAGAAACCCAGCAAATCCACAATCGGATTTATTTAAAGCACTTACAAGGTTGTTCTCTGGACCAATCATCAACTATCGTTCGCAGTCTGGTCGTCGTATTCGTCGCCAGCATTTAGATAAGTTTGGTTCTCGTTTTAAGTCCGCCTCTGGACAACAGTTTAAAAAGTCTGTTTATAATCCGCTTGATGTTGTTGCCACTGATGCGATGGCTAATCAGCGACGCACAGAGCGTTATGTTGATTTTGATCAGATGGAATACACACCAGAGATTGCCTCCACATTAGACATTTATGCAGATGAGATGACAACTTACTCTGAACTTCGTCCAATGCTCAACATTAAATGCAGCAACGAAGAGATCAGAGCAGTACTAAACATTCTTTTTGATCAGGTTCTCAACCTTAAATACAATCTTTTTGGTTGGTCTCGCACAATGTGTAAGTATGGGGACTTCTTTTTGT